TGTTTTGAAAACACATTTCTTCGTATGTACTCTTCCCAAAAGCGATAGATAGATTGCGTGGGGTTACCAATAAAACAGGTAACAGCAGTTCCACGTAACAAGCTAGGATCGCCCCATCCAGGTGCAATCTTAACTTGGGTCTCATACTGAGGCACGCCCCCAAGGGGACGTACCCCATACCTGCCGTCACGGACACTGCCGCCAAGCACATGTAATAATGCGCCAAAGCGGTTCCGTGTTTTCCATGTAACATCCGTTACATACGTGATAGTATAAATCTCACGTGTAAGGATACTAGAGGCCTCGGCCTTATGCACAGTTTCTTTAAAAACGATTCTGTATTTCGGTTGAGCCACTAGACATTCATACAACCTTGAACCCTTTTGTAAAGGAGGTTGCCCATGTAGCTTTTGACTACAAGGTAAAGAATGCGAAACAGGAACGTGTATCCCTGCACTAACATCTTCCCAATTTGGGACTCTAATCCGTTTTCCGCCAGATTCGGCGGCGCGCCTCAGAAGCGATAAGCTGCGAGGCAACGGCACACTGTGGGTAGTACCCCAGACAGCCAAACGGTTAAGAAGAGAAAAGATGTCAGCTTGTGTCTGCAGACTTTCACAGAACACGGGGCGCACTGGATAGCCGTCATAGAAATCAGCGCCACAACTCTCACGGAAGAGAGATTTGGAATATGATTTCGTAACATTGACGGTGAATCCAAGCTCTGCTAGGATAGAACGTAAACCCAGCAAAACCGAGCTATCAACTATGATATCGTCTCCATAGACGGCCCAAGTTTTGACACGTTGATTATTTATCGTGTCGTACTCAGGCAAACCCGCAAAAGAATATAGGGTTTTTACAATCGCTGATAGAAATAGAGTCATGAGAGAAAAGGTAAACCCATTCCCCATGGTTGAGCACATGTGCTTTTCCACATACATGTCTCCACTCTTATGTTCAATGAACATATGTGAAGAACGAATGTGAGAAAGCCATTTAGTCCAATTCTCCGGGAAATACCTCTCGATAATCACCCAAGGAAAATTACTGGCCGATTTTAAATCTTCAGTAGCAAACCGCCACGTACGTAATGTACCGTGCGTAGTTAGCTTACTACCGAGCCTAGCCAGCTCTCTATTGAGGAACTGTTGAATCTCAAGATCGCAGTCGAACCTCTGTTTTAGGCACAACCGAAGCAACTCGTGCGTCGGTAATTGAAGTGCCATGTTACCAGAAGGCTGACTACAGATGCCTCTATCTATCTCTGTGCTTTTCGGCACCGGTATAAATATTGCATATGAGTCAAATGAGTCTTCATGACCGTACAACTGGGACCGAACTGCTTCGGCAGCCGCTGACAGACGTGAAGTCCGCACGCACATCTTGTACGTGCGAAAGACCTCAGGGCTTGAGAAGGACATAGGTCCATCTGCAAGACGAGAGTATGATCCAGCAGGCGTCCCCACGTGGGAGGAAGCGCCTGGGCCAGATCTGATATGTGATCCGATGTTGCCGATGTTAAGGGCGTAATTCTCATCGGGTCTCTCGTATAGTACGTCATGTAATAAGGACTGAACCTCACCGAGGACGGATGAAATAAACCCGTCTCGGCTTGGGATATGCCCCTTGTTATAACGAAGACAACGAACATTGTCGTCAAGAAATTCTTGAATGGCATTGTTCGCTCTCAACTCAGGAGAAGCGTTAGGACCACAAGTGGGTCCAATATAACGTTTTCTGAGACCTTCTCGTAACCGC